TAATTACACAGGTGTGACTAATTGTGAAGCGTGTACTTCATCAATACAACCACACCCAATATACAGTAGTATGTCAAATTCTGCGGACACTATTGTTCAACTAACTGCAATAACCCTTGGCGGATTTAATGGATTAAATAATTAAAAAAAATGAGTAAGATAAACCCAATCGGTAGTGAAAAACTACAAGGAATTGAAAAATTACAAAGAATTATGGAAATTGCGAGATATAAAGAAGCAATCCCAAATTCTATAAATGAAACATCATCAATTGATTACAGAATCACATTGGCAGATGGTAATACCTATGAGATTGTTAAAGAAAGATTAGGATACATTATTAAGAAACAAATTAACGAATCTACTTCAGATTATATTGATGTTATTAAAAATAGAAAACATTTTTCATCATATTCTGCGGCAATGAGAAAATTAAACTTAATGGCTGGTGAACTTAACAGAGTTAATGGTATTAGTGAAGGTATATCTTTATTTACTGAAGATAAAAAATATATGTTGAAGACACCTCAACCAAAAATGGAAGCTCCAACTGAAGAACCTTCAGATTTACCACCACCGGCTCCTGAGCCAGCTCCGGCACCGGCTCCTGAAGATGCGATGCCAACACCTCCATCAGATGAAGAGTTACCAATGTCACCTGAAGGTGAAGAACCAGAAATGGATTTACCTGATATGGAAGATATGGGTGGAGAACCGTCAGAAGGTGGTGAAGGTGAACCTGTAACATTTAAATCTATCCAAAAGTTAACTGGTAAGTTAGCCCAAAAGATTAGAGATTATTCAGGTGAAGACGAGTTATCAAGTAAAGATGTAAAATATGTTATTAATTCAATATTATCTTCTTTAGATTTAAATTCATTAGATGAAGAAGATAAAGAAGAAATCTTAACAAGATTTGATGGTGAAGAAGATTCTGACTATGGAATGGAAGATATGGGTTCAGAAGAAGACGAAATTGATGTTGATATTGATACTGAAGAAGAACCAATTGCAGAACCTGAGGGTGAAATGGCAGAAGGTTGGATGGACGAAATGGAATTTAAAGAGGAGGATTTCGTCGATGCTAGTTTAAATCAAATTTTTGGAGAATCAACAATTGAAAAAGTTCTTAAAAGTTATGTTGTAATTAATGAGAATGAAAAGAAATTTATTAAAGAAAAGAAAAAAGAACAACAAGTTATTTCAGAATCAAGAAAGGTAAGATACTCAAAAGAAATTGAAAGATTATCTTTAACTGAAGCTCAAGCTGAAATATCAAAAAAGATTGTTAATAATTTCCCATTTATAACTTTTGTTGGTAAGACTAATAAAGGTAATTTAGTATTTGAAAATAAAAACAAACAACTTAAGGTATCCCCACAAGGTAATATCCTATGAGTTATTTAGTTTTTGTTAACGGATTAGGGGCAAATTATAAAGGAAATAAAACTTACGAGTTTATTTTCTCAGAAACCACTGATGTATTTGGTGATGATTGGGATACAAACCCTGCAAATGGAAACCCAACACCACCTGATACTGAAGAAATTAAAAAAGTAGGAGTATTGAATAGAGACGGAATAGATATGGAGCTCGTTCAAAACTCCGATTTTTTTTGTATGAAAGATGCGATTGACAAAGTGATTGCGTTGGCTTGGGAAAAGGATAGTGATAAAGATGATAGATTAGTATTTCACTTTGGAATGAGTGAACAACAGGTTAAAGATAAACTATACGAAAAGGACATAATCCTTGAGTATTACAAAGAATTTGAAGAAAATGGTAACAGAAAAACAAATCCAAGAAATCATTAAGATGGGTGTTAGTAAAAACACTTTATCAAAGATGACATTAAAAGAAATTAAAAACTTACATGAGAGTATGGTTAACTCAATTGGTTTTGTAGGAATGGATAAACCAATCGGAAGAATGGAAACTAAGGAACAAACTGGTAAAGTTACTATGAAAGAACCTGATGCGGATAAAATTAAAGCTTTGACTGATAAAGGTATTAACGTTGAACTAGGTGAAGCAAAATCAAAAAAAACAAAAAAGAAAGTTGAAAAAAATCCTTGGGCTATTTGTACTTCTTCATTAGATTTGGAAGGTAAAAAAAGAGACGATTATACTAAAGGTGAAAAGAAAAAATTTGAAAAATGTGTTCTTGGTGTCAAAGAGTCATTAAAAGAAGGTAAAAACCCATATGAAGTAATTTTGGAACAAAAAATGAGAGATATTGTTGAATCAAATTTAAGACCTACTATGACAAAAAAAGATTTAATCACCAGTATTTTGGAATCAAAAACAAAAGAAAAAACTAAAGAGAAGGAAAAAACAACAACTCCAACTAGAAAAAATCCTTTTAAACCAGCACCTGATGCAGAACCAAAACCAAAAGGTTCCGGTACAAAAGAAAAGGAAAGAACTAAAGAGAAGGAAAAGACAACTACTCCAACTAGAAAAAACCCCTTCAAACCAGCACCTGATGCTGAACCAAGACCAAAAGGTGAATTACCATCTTATTTAAGTTTTGGTAAAATGAATATTAAATTAAAAGGTGAGTAAGATGAAAAAAGAACAATTAGTAAAAAGATTGGTTAACCGAATTAATGAGGCACCTATCGGATATGAAGGACCTGAAAAAATGGCTCCTGATATTCAGTCTAAATTTGAAAAAGGTGAAACGCCTCATTCAGGTAGTAAGGCATTTCCTGAAATCACACCTGAAGGACCCGATAAACCATCTAACTTTGAACAACTTATAGCGTCACAAAGATTTAAAGATGTTATCGGTAGATTAAAAAGATATACTGGACTTCAAGATGTTACATCACAAAATGCAATGATGCAACTTCAAATGATGGTGATGAGTGCTATGCAAGAAATTGCTCAGATTGAATCTGAAAATAAAGAATACTTGGAAGAACTTGCAATTGAAGTAGTTCAAAAAGAATTCGCAATTCCTGAAGGCTCGTTACAATATGATGTAAAGTTGGTTCAACCAAATGATATTGACTCAAGTAAGTTATCACCTAAAGGTGAGGAACCAAGTGAAGAAGAAATTGAAAATATGTTTGGTTCTGAAGAAGAACAAGAACAACTTGAAGATTTCATGGACTCATTTGAACAATTTGACTTGGAAAAAGCGAAAAGACGATTTATCAACTCACTTATTCAGGGTGCTGCTAAACAATCTTCATATATGTTTGAATTGTTAAACAGAGAGTTAAATGCTATTAACCCAAGGTTGTTAAATTTGTATGGTGTGTTTATGTCATTTGCTGATTCACTTTATTGGTTAATGCCTGACTCAATGGTTCAAGGTATGGCAGGTGATGGAGAATCTACTTATGGCATGTCAGAATTGGATGCTAAGACTGACCCACCGACAGTAAAAGCTCGTGGTGTTAACTTACCAATCCTTATTCATGAACTTGCTAAAGGTGTTATGGAAATTGCTGGAACATACGGATTACCAAAAGATAAGACAAGACAAGAGGCGGTGATTAACTCACAAGATACTGTTGTTGGTGAAATTTGGGATATGAGATTAGGTCCAGTTATTTGGCAAAAGTTCCGTGAGTCTTATCCTGATGAGTTATTTGATGACGATAAGAGAAACTTACAACAATATTTCCTTGTTAAGTTTGCCGAACTTACTCCAAATGAATTCTTTGCTATGGCTCGTGAAATTTTATCAGGTTCACCGAAAGGAAAGAAAATGGTAAAAGACATGGTTGATGAAATTGTTGAAGAACTAAAAGGATATGAGTATGAAGATACTATGAAAAAATATGAGGATGATGACGACGATGATGATGAGGATTTTGATGACTTTTTAAAAGGATTAGGTATCAACTAAAAACTTTAAAACCCTTCATCTCTGAAGGGTTTTCTATTTTAAGATAAATTTTATATTTATAGTATATGAGTTTATCTAAAGAAGCCGTTTTAATGGAGTATGCTAAGTGTATGAGGTCAACACCATACGCTCTTAAAACTTATTTACAGACATACGACAATACTGTTTCAAAGTATGTCCCGTTAGAGTTATTCCCTGACCAAATTAGTTTGGTTGAGGATTACGAAAATTACAATGAAAATATTGCATTAAAGTATCGACAGGCTGGAGTATCTACGGTAACCGCTGCTTGGTCATCTAAAAAACTTGTTTTTGCTAAAAAGAATAGTCCTGAAAAGGTTTTGATTATTGCAAATAAGTTGGATACTGCGGTGGAGGTGGCAAATAAGATAAGAGGATTCACAGACCAATGGCCTAGTTGGGTTGGTGTTGGTTTTTCTGCTGAAAAAAATTCACAAAGACATTTTAAATTAACTAACGGATGTGAAGTTAAGGCGGTTGCAACATCTAAAGATGCTCTTCGTGGTTATACACCGACAATATTAATATTTGATGAAGCGGCATATATTGAAGCCGATAGTGATTTTTGGGCAGCTTGTATGGCATCCTTATCAACAGGTGGTAAGGTGATAGTTGTATCAACCCCAAATGGGTATGATGCAATCTATTATGAAATTTATGACCAAGCGTTAAAGGGAATGAATGAATTTAAAGTTTCCGAAATGGTTTGGTGGAAAGACCCGAGATATGCCAAGGATTTATCATTAGTTAATGTTAAAGATATTATTC